ATTGCAGTTCCACGCTTCACGTGTAAACAAGTGCCTAAGAGGAGCTGTACAGGCCAAAACAAGACTATGGGAATAAAACGAATTACTACCAGCGTCGCCCTGTTGCTTCTGATGTTTTCCGCCGCCCAAGCACAGGAAATCAAGACAGATTCAATCGGTAACAACACCGAAAGCCGGAATGGACAGGCGGATTCATTGCAGATCTTATCTGCCGAGTTGGCACAAATCAAATCACAGCTTAGTTCCGAAGAAAAAGAACGGCAGTATGAAAAGATTTGGAGACGCAGGAAATACTGGAAAATCGGACTTGCCAATCCCAGTATCGAGCGTATCGACGGCGAGCCGATGACATGGAAAACAGATTTTTCCGTGTTCATCCAAAGCGGAAAAACCACTTACTTTCACCGCAAGCCGATTGGCGGAGTGCTCAAGTTCGGTTTTGACTTCGGCATGAGTCTCAATTACGCCAAACTTAAACTCGACAATGCGCCCCTCTCCGGCTCTTCCACGCCGGGGACAATCCCCGGCTCAAACCCCGGCGGATTTGATGACATCGTGATTGATGACCCCAGTGGCTCGGCTCTTGCTTTAATGGGAGTTAATCTGGGTATGCACAAAATTGAATACGACGTGCACATCGGACCAAATATCAGCGTAAATCCCTGGAATCATCTTATCGTTTCAGCCTATTTCCATGCAAGACCGACGGCAGCCGGTATCGTAGAGAACGATAAATTTTCTTACGGCTTCGGCTGTGCCATGTCGGCAGGTGTTTCCGTTTCCTACAAGCTGATATCCGTCGGTGTGGAGGGGCTGTGGAGCACTATCAAATACAAACAGCCCTCATTCGATGAAGACGATGACGACGGATCGGAAGAAAACGGCGGCATTTTCAACACGAAAGACTTCAAACTGAAACAGAAGGGCCCCCGTTTTTATATAGCACTAAGATTCTAACAAAAAAATGATAATATAATATGAAATTCAGACATTTATTCTATTTGCTTGCTTCTCTAAGCATGGTGCTGTCGGCTTGTGAATCCGACGATGAAACAAGTGGCAATAACGAGCCGCCGGAAGTTGCGCTTCCCTCTGCCGAGTTCAGACCCAACAGCCTTACCGGGGCTTATGCCGAGGATGCAATCCGGATTGAGGCGGAGGACAGGTACAACGCCCCGTTTTCTTCGATTGAGCTTATGCAGGACGGGTATTACCTGTTTACCTCTTACAATATGTATAACGGTTACACTTCTTCGGCCTGTGCCGCGGCTGAAATTGGAGACAATTCAAATATCAACAATGGGCATAAGGTCATACACACGAGAAGTACGACGGATGAAAACGGTACAATATCGTTTGATTGCAGCCAGTATGGTACATTTACGAAACTCGGCGATAAAAAATACCGTTTGAGCAATGGCATAGAAATTGACTTGCAGGATGCTGCAAAAGTACGTTTGAAATATCCCGACGGGACGGTGAGAACCGTATATGCCAGCGTGATTCCCCCCATGCAAGGAGACGCCACAAGAAGCCTCTGCCGGACATGGGACTACATCAGCCTTGATGTGTGGTGTTACTGGAATGGCAAGTATATCGCCCGCGGTCAAAAGAAATTGGAAAACGGACAGATCGTGGACAGCCATTTTAAGGTTATCGGGGACATGTTTGAAGAAGAGGAAATTTTTGACGATGTAGCCTACAGGGACGTGTTCACTCCAACGGGAATCTTTATTCGTTTTTTTGTAAGTGAAGACGTGGAAATCAATACTTGGAGATGGGATAATGAGCAGCAAGGCATTATATGCGAATACGAACCGGGTAAGGACGACGAATCCTCGGAATATTGGACTGTCCGTTTCTCCGGTAATGAAATGCGCATATACGAAGATGTGCGATATTCAGAGGATGGCGAGAACGCACGAACAGTAGCCGTACTAACATTGACTGCCGCCAATTAGATTACATAAGCCGAAGCGTACACGCATCGGGGAGATTTGAAATCGCCCCGATGTTTTTTTATATCAACTTACTTGTCCTTGGAACGGACTTCACCCGAACGCTTTGTCAAGAAGGTTCACGGCCTCTACTTTCTTGCTGTCAACGATTTTTGCGTATATCTGGGTCGTTTTCACGTTGGAGTGGCCGAGCAGCTTGCTGGTCGTGTAAAGGTCTGCCCCAAGGGTGAGCATCATCGTGGCGAACGAGTGCCGACTGGTATGGAATGAGATGTGTTTCGTCACGCCGGCGTCCTTGGCCCATACCTTCAGCATGAGGTTTATCCTTGCAAGGGCGGGAAGCGTCCCAAATCCGGCATCGCCGGAAGAGGCGTCCCCACGCTCGGGCAGCCAGCTCATGGCGGATTCCGACAAGGGCTGGTATATCGGCGTGGTAGTCTTCTGCATGACCACCGTCACCCTCCATTGTCCGCCGTCAAGTACGAGGTCCCCCCATTTCATCCGGGCCACGTCCCCAAATCTCAACCCGCAGAAGCAGGCGAAAAGGTAAGCGCGTTTCACGTCCTCACGGGGACAGTCGGTGGCTATGAGGCTCTTGATTTCGTCCACCGTAAGGAATTCACGCTTGCTTTCGGGAACCTGTATCCTCTCCTTGGGCGTAAGCTGCATGAAGGGATTTTCCCCGATGACCTCGGCCCTTACAGCCGCGTTGAGCGCGCTGCTCAGATATCCGGCATAGTCGGACGCGCTTTTGGGGGTGAGGGGCTTGCCCCATTTCGTCTTGTAGTCATATTGCAGGAACTCCATGAACCCGGTGCAGAAAGCCCTGTCCACCTCGCGCATGGTCACCTTGTCATTGTATTCGCCGAGCAGCCGCATCGTGCATTTCAGCAGCCTCAGACAGCGTGCCCCTTTTCTTTCCATGTCCTCATAATAGGTCTGCATCCAGTCTTTCAGCAGCATCTTCGCCCGGCTGGAAGTATGCTTCAGTCCGGCCTCGTTGTGGGTGATTTCCAGGATACGCTCCATCTTGATGGTGTTCGCAGCCTTCATCGTCTCGCTGTTGAGTGTCTTTATCTGCGGGCCGGTTTCGGGATGGATATACAGTTTCAGGAACTCATAGCTGCGCCGTCCGTCACGGTATATGTCGAGATAGAGGGATTCCGAGCCGTCGGCGAGCTTCTTGCTGCGCAGCCTTACGGGTTCCTTGATTTTGGGTTGGATTGATTTCTTTGCCATTGTATCAGGTGTTACTGTTTGTATCGTTGATGAATATCGCGTCCGGCAGGTTTGCCGCGTCGTCCTTTTTCCGGTCGATTATCTTGGCATATATCTGTGTGCTTCTCACACTCCTGTGTCCCAGCAGTTTGCAGACGGTAAAAAGGTCGGCTCCGAGTGTCAGAAGCATCGTGGCATAGGTATGGCGGCTTGTATGGAAGCAGATGTCCTTATGGATTCCGGCAGACCATACCCAGTTTTTCAGGTGGTTGCACACATCGCTATGGTCCGGAAGGTCGGAGAACACGATGTCCTCCGGGTCGGCATCCTCCTGCTCCGGCAGCCACTCCATAGCCTTTCCAGAAAGGGGGAGCAGCAGGGGTTCCGATGTCTTGGATATGACAATGCTGGCATACCACTGGCCGCCGGCACAGGAAAGGTCGCGCCATCTCAATTTCTCCATATCCCCGTACCGGAGGCCGCTGAAACAGCAGAAAAGATAGGCCTGTTTGACCCTTTCCCTGTAACACGGGGTGGCGATAAGCCGTTTCACCTCATCAATGGTGAGATATTCACGCCTGGTTTCGGGCATGGAAATCTTGTCAGCCGCATCAATCTGTGTCATGGGATTCTTTTTCAGCACCCCGGCGCGGACTGCGGAGTTCAGGGCCGCACGGAGTTTGCACTGGTATCCCCATGCCGTCATCCGGTTGATAGGCTGGCCGGACCTTGCACGGTAGTCGTTACGCAAATAATCTATGAACATCAGGCAGAAATCCTTGTCCACCTGCGACATCCTGACATCCGGCGCTATCGTTCCCAGTATCCGGGCCACTTTGGTTATTATGGCCGTGTTCTTGACACCGTATCTTTTCTGTTCGCCGATATAGGCGTCCATCCATTCGGAAAGCGGCATGTCCGCATGGAATACGGGCTTGTCACCGGTGCCGCCGTTTCCGATTCCCAGCAGTTGCAGGGTACGTTCCCGCTGTAGCTCCTCGACCTTCTTCATGGTCGCCTTGTTCCTGCGCACGGTCTCGCGGTCCGTTTCCGGCAGGAGGTACAGCTTCAGGAAGTCGTAAGTCCGTCTGCCGCCGTCGCAACAGTCGAGATAAACGGACTTGCGGCCGTCGGCAAGCGTCTTATAGCGTACCTTTACTGAATTATCTGTGAGTTTTTTCTTCGGTCTTCCCATTGTGAATAGAGTAACAATTACATTGCAAAGGTAACAAAATTTTCGTTACCAGTAACGTTTTGGGTAACAAAAATCACGAATAAAAGCGATTTTTTCAGAAATGAAGGGAAATAACGAATCTTGATTATATATCTAATAATCAATAATATATATTCTATTTATTTCCCTTATTTTCGTTTGTTTCTCAATTATTTGTTAGTGGATAAAAGCCTGGTACATTTTAAAAAGGAAAGCATCACGCTTAT